TTAGTGGCAGGATTAATTCCTGTTAAGTTTAATCTTCTACCAAATTCGTAGTGAGATATTTTTTCTTTTTTTCTATACTCGCTGAGCTTCATATTTCTCCTTTGTTTTTTATCCTTTTAGGTTGTATATATAGCATATAAACAGTTTGACAAGCAAAAATTTATCTGTATAAATATAAAAAAAAACGAAAGGAAATATGATTATAAGAGAACAATTAAAAAAACATTTTATTAATTTTAATGGTGGCGAAGGGTTAGATCATTGGTCGCCAAGCAGTTCACAAAACTTTACAAGATTAGTTTGTAATTATTCTTTACCACAAAAGTTAAGAAGAACTTTTAAGATAAGATACAAAGCACCCTTTGGAAACCTGGTCAACAACACAGCTCAAAGATTATCATGTGATATTTTATATCAAGGTGAGAAAAAAATTACTTTAGAAAATAAAAACTATGACGAAGTATTTGAGCAAGAATTAAAAGCAATAGATAAAGATAGTCCACCAGTAGATGATAAGGATAAACTTGCAAGAGAGATGATGGTAAGTTTCGCACATCCAACAATCGAGAACATGAAAAAATGTGTCAAAGAAATATTTGGTGATGCAAAATTAGTTGCTGAAAGATATGTGTCAAGCAAAAGCAAAGACATGATCCATGATATTATTGGTCGTATAGATTATGAAAGCAATGACATCATAGGAGAAGCTAAAACAAAACCTGTTACCATAAAGAAAAAAAGAGGTAAGGATGAATACTACATGGCAACAACGCAGCTACCTAACGATCCAGACCCAATGCACGTTTCTCAAGTTGCATTCTATTATCATTGCACACAAAAGAAACCTTTTTTATTTTATGTAAATGAAAATGAATATACAATCTTTGATGACACACACGATATGTTAAGACCAGATTATTTAAAAGAACAATACAATCTTATGACCCAAAGGTTAAAGTCATGGGAAGAGTTAATTGTTTTCTGTGAAGGTAACTTAGAGAAGTTAGCACACTTTGCAGAACCACCAGAATTAAATCATCCTTTTTATTATAGGGATTTAATAGACGATCAAAAAAAACAAATCAAAAAACTATGGGGGTTAGACGCATGAAACTAAATATATATCAAAAATTACATAAAGCAGCTTGTGAAGCAGGAGGTGTAGCAAAAGGAAAGAAAGTTCCTGGTATGCACTTCAATCCTTTGCAGCACGATGAGGTGCAGAAGGTGGCAATGGAGTCATTACTAAACAATGGATTATATCCTATCTGTACTTACACTAACTATGTTAAAGAAACTTTTATTATGGTTACTTGTTCAATGAGAATACATGACATCGAAGATCCAACAAGTCATGTTGATATTGAAGGATGCTCTGCAATGGGAAACTTAGATAAGTTTGGTACTGGTAATGGTATGTCTTATGCTAAGAAGTATGCTTTCTTAAATGCACTTAATTTAAAAACAGGTTTAGATAATGATGATGGCTACAAGGCAAAACCTTTTGAAGAACCTAAACCTACCAATAAAATTCCACAACAAAAACCAAGTGGTACAGCTCATGCCAATGTCGATATGGACATTGATATGAATCAAGTAAGAGATGCTATAAAATCTATTAATGATATTTATGCTCTTAGAAAATTCAAAAAAGAAAATTCTGCCTTATTTGATCCTAATAATAATGTTCGTGTGTACAGACAAGTTACAGATTTGTATGAAACACATGAAACACAACTAAACCAACAAGGAGTTACACAATGAGTGATAAGATATATATAAAACTTACACATAACCAAGACAAACAACCAGGAGACAACAGACCAAGTTTTGTTGCACCCATTAATCCAAAATCACCAGAGGGTAAGACCTGGCGAATAGGTGTTAAGATTGGAGAGAATTGGTACAACCAAGCAGGATTTGATGATCTTGACGAGCAAGGTAATCCCACAGGCATTATCAATGTCGTCTTGACACCATCGAATACTGGTTCTGGTGCTGCCAAACCGAGAGGACCGCAGCAATCTTTTGCACCTAACAATAACAGGTTTGCAAAAGGTCAAGGATCAGCATATAATAAAACTAACTACAACTACTAATTTAGAATTGTAGTTCAATGGTGTGGCGAGGTTTTTTTGGGTTAATCATATTAGCATCTTTCCCTTTCTTTGCTAAAGCTCCCTTAATTGTTTTTTCCTTGCCACGCCTTTAAACCTTATGAAACCAGTTAATATTAATGTTAAAAAAGGTCATTTAAAAATGAAATGGATAAGAACTCCTAAAATTATTTGGGATGAATTATCTAAAGAGTTTAATTTTACTGTTGATGCTTGTGCTTCAGATAAAAATCATTTATTACCTAAGTATTGGACAAAAGAAAATTCTGCTTTAGATAAAAATTGGGATAACGAAGTAGTTTATTGTCATCCAATGTATGATATTTATATTCCTAAATTTATAGAAAAAGCAATTAACTCTAAATGTTTAGCAGTTTTTTTATTACCAGCTTCAACTAATGCAGGATATTTTCATAAACATTTATATAAAAAAGACAATGTTGAGATAAGGTTTTTAAAGAGACATCATACAGGTACAGGTCATAAGTTTTTTTCAGATGATAATGAAGAGCCTAAATGTGGATATTTAAGACCATTAATGGTAGTTATAATTAATAATAAAAACTTATGAAGATAACAGACATAGACAAAGAAATTAAAAAAAAAATAGTTAGTGATCGTCAAAAAGATTATGGGGATTACCAATACAATTTTACTATACTTGCTGATCTATTTACTTTAATATTAGCAGATAACTTAAAGAAAAAACTAAGACCATATCAAGTAGGACAAATCATGATGACACTTAAATTGTTTAGAACTACCAAGGGTTATAAGGCAGATAACTACCATGACCTATCTATTTACAATGACATGACATTTAATCTACACAAAAAAGATATAGACAAAAGAGATAAAAATGACTAAATATTTAAGAATTAAGTCTGGCGAAGCTAGTTTCCAACTGGTTGAAAGATTTGATGAAGTAGAGAAAGCTGCCGATCCCAACGCACAGGGTGAATATGTAGAATGTAAAATCGAAAACTTAAAGGTAGATTTTACAAAAGTAAAAAAGGAGAAAGATGAACGAGATGAAGACTCGTCTGCAAGAACTCAAGGACCTTCAAGCGAAAGCACATGAAGAATACTTGGAAGCTAAAAAAAGAGTTGCAGAAAAACAACAAGACTCTTTTAATTTGATTTGGCAAATTGAGCAGGCAAAAGAAAAATTAATGACAGCTAAATAGTCATTAGTTTACATTGATAAAAAAAACAAAGAAATCTGTAGGGGATCTATGACCATAAATGTAAGCACACACTACAATAAACACATAAAACACTTAGACCAAAATAATTTTATATACAAAGTTAAGAAAGCATTTTACCTTCTTACGAACCAAGAAGAAAGACTATATGAGGTAGGGTTCTCGGAAGGTTTTTTATATGCAGCTGAAGTCTTGCAAAAAGAAAAGATACAAGACAGTAATGTTAAAAAGATTATTGGTTACAAAGTAACTAAACCTAAACCATCTGACGTTCAAAGTATTATTAATAGAGTGTGCGTACATTTTGAAGTACACAAAGAAACTTTAATGAATAAAAGTAGGACCACAGATATAGTTCGAGCTAGAAATGTAATCCATAATTTATTGTATGAAAAATATTATATGAACCTAACAGATATAGGTAGATATTTTGGACAAGATCATACTACAGTATTACACTCAATAGAAATGAAGAAGGATCAAAAAAGATTTTGGTCGCCAGAGCAATCGTTATGGCAGGAGTTTGAGAAACTTATTAGATAATGCACAAGTGTTGTAAATGCAAAAAGGATGCAGTTATCGTAGAGAACAAAATATATTATTGTGCTGACTGTTATATAATTATTAAAAGAATAATTACTTCTTAAATCCAGACTTCATATTCTTGTAAGCCTTAGAACTAATTGTAGATTTCTTTTTAGATCTTGATGTACCAGCTTTCTTACGTTTGTTAATATTATAGTACAAACCTTTTTTAGCTGTCTTACCAGATTTAGTTTTGTGATAACCTTTTTTCATTACTTCTTCTTCTTTTTAGATTTTTTAATTTTATTTTGTAAAAACTTTGGCAGAGTTTTCTGCTTAGCTGTTAGCTTACTTTTACTTCTTGATTTACCATACATAGTTATTCTCCTGTTGTTGTTTCATTTTTACCACACAGTATTTATCAAAGCAACTACCATCTTTACCATCATGGCAAAAGTATTTTTTCTTATGGGTTACAATCCAACCACCTGCATCACTCATAAGCATCTTCTTGCACCAATTACAATAGCCACAAATTAATGATTGTTGTGTAGGTTTCTTCCAAGTCTTATTTCTTTGCACGTTTCTTTTTCTTTTTGCAGCTACAAAAATCAAAAGTTAAAACATCTTCTACTTTTTGAAATTGATCGTCTATCCAACCACAAATTTTTAATATAAATCTATCTAGCATTTCCACCTCCTTCTTGCCTGTCTTATTCTAGAATTAGGATCGTTTCTAGTTTTGGCAGATGATCTTTTTAACTGACCTGCTGATCTAGCACAATAACTTTTTCTACGTTTAGCAGCTTTAGATCCTGGTTTTACTTTACCAGTTACTGCTGTCTTTAACTTACTACCAGGATTTGCTCTTCTATATCTTGCAACACCTTTAGCAGTCATACCAGCTCCAGACTTTGTTGGTCTGTAGTTTGCGTTCTTACCTTTTGTAGTTTTTCTTATAGCCATTATTCTAGTATTAATTTTTTAATTGATTTTTGATTTAAGTATATTTCTGTCTCTGCCATTGACTTTATACATTGATAATCTATGTTTTTACTTGTATTGCTACGCATTGCAACTCTTTTTCCTTTTAAACAATTACTCATAGATTCTTGTATTCTATGTTCTTTAATTTCTCCATTAACAATCATTAATAATGCAACTACCATTTCAACCATGACCATTACCATTTGCTCTTACTTTATC